ATCATGGTGCCACTATTGGTAATTGAAATAGTAATAGCGCCTAATAAAGTTCCTGTAGCTGTTAAAATACCATCGGTTGTAGCAGTACTTGTTTCTATATCACTTAACTCACCTGTACCGGTTAGCGTACCTGAAGTTGTAATTGTCGGATCTACTGATCCAGAAATAATATTTTTTAAAACACCTGTAGCATCAATGGTAGTTGCACCATTGGAAGCACCTTCTGCAAACACTTTACCGATTAATGTGCTATCAGTTGTAATCGAAATTGTTACAACAGAAGCTAATGCACCATTTGCAGTAAGTACACTTGAAGTTGTTGTAGCACTATTTATTGTACCGGCTAAAGCACTATTTGTTAAAATACCTTCATTAGTTGCAGCACCGTTAATTGCTGAAACTAAATTGGCTGTACCGGTTAAGATACTTGATGTTGTTGTAGCAGTAGAAATGCTACTGTCTATAGCTACAATTGAAATAAGCAATCCGTTTGTTATGGCAACGCCATCAACTTGTACTGCTAAATCACCTCTGGCTTGTATTTCCCCTGATATGGTTAAGGCAGGATTAGATACACCAATCAAGGATCCATTAGCGGTTAAAACGGCGTTTATCGAAGCAACACCATCTATTTGACCAAAAATAGGATCGACAGGTTTATTTGTCAAATCAGATGAGGTTGTTGTTGCTGTATTTATAGTTGATACCAAACTACCACTTCCTTTTAAAAGAGAAGTTGTTGTTGTAGCGGTGTTAATTGCGGTTTCTAATAATCCATCAGCAGTAAGAACAGAAGTAGTCGTTGTAGCGGTATTAACAGTAGATGTTGCAAATGTTTTTCCAAACAGCTCACCTGATGTTGCACCTTCATTAATTAAATCAAAGCGGAATGTGTTATCAGTAATTCCTTGCCAAATTTCAGTCTGATTAAAGTAAACATAATTACCATCAAATTCTTTAGTAAGAGTTCTAAGAACTCTTACTTCATCAGTTGCTGAATCACTTGTCCAATTTGTTAATTCTATTGTAAAAGCAATATCTTGAGTGTATTCAGTTCCATCAAAATCAAAGTACATAAATCCATTAGCGCCAAGGGAAGAACTTGAAATAGTTGTAGAACTTGTCTGTAAAACTGCATTTGGCAACCCACTTGTTGTTGAATATATTTTTGCTGTTAAATCATAAACGGGAGAACCTGCTTTTACATAATAAATCCCTATTTTTTTTATTTTTCCAGAAAATGAATTAAGTGTTTGTCCAATTTTTTCTGTAAGTCCATTTCTTATTGGAGAGGAGTTATATCCTAAATTCTGTGTAATACGCCATTGAGAATCAGAACGACCTTGAATTAACGTCGGTTGATTTTTTAAAACACCAGAAGTCGTACTATTGGTATTGATAGCACTTTCTAATACAGCGTTTCCTATTAAAACACCTGTAGTAGTTGTAGCCGTATTGATTGAGCTGAAAAGAGCTAAATTTTCAACAACATCAAATGTTGCCGTTAATTCTGTTCCTATCCAATCAGTCCAAGCATCAATTCCTGTTGGGTCTTTTGCTCTAACTTGGTAATAATAAGTATCTATTGGTAATAGCGGAAATTCTTCATAAACTGAAAAACAAGCATCAGTGTTTGAACTACTTAACCAAGTAGAATTATAAATAATATTATTACCTTCATGCGTTGGAGTTGTGCTATCTAAACCAAGTCTAAGAACATTAGTAACACCATTATCATAAGTATATTCAAGAACAATACAATAAGGAGTATCTAACGTAGTTTTATAAGGATTTGAAAAAGTAAATTCAACATCTTCATAATCAGTTGCGGAAATTGTTGAGGCATCTACTGCATCTGATGTTGCAAGTGCCGTTCCTGTAGGCTTTCCGCTTGTACCAAATGTTCCTGTATGTGCATAAAGTTTAGCGTAACAATTACCTCCAATTGTAGCATTACGAAATAAAAAAAATGTACATTTTTTAAGAAGACCTCCACCGCCTTTAAATGTTTGTCCTGCGGCCGGATAAGGCGGTGCGGCTAATTCATATCCCCCTAAACTATAAAAAGTATTTCTATTAGATGAAGGGTATTCATCTATTAAAACAAGATTTGCATTAATATCTGTACCAAGAATAAATACTACGTCTGATGTGGTAGTAGCTGACCAAACCGTAGAGTTCCAATATGCAATATTACCATCGTATGCATTTCCTGAATTAGCACTATCAATGTGTACTTTAATATAGTTTGAAGCATCACCGCCCGAAAATTCAAAAATGGCAAAGTAATTCGTGTCTTTTACTAACGTATAATCGGATGGAAATCGAAATGAATACCAAGTTTCTGTTGTCGTGATTGTAGAAACATCTATACTTTCTGATGTAGCTAAAGCTGTTCCTGTAGGCAATCCACCTGAACCATAGGTTCCTGTATGAGCGTAAATTTTTATAACACCGTTTCCTGTAGGAGAACCAAATTTACTTAACTGCATTTGCACATAAGCTATTTGATTTCCGTCACCTGTAAACGATTCTCCTATCGAATGAGATGATGACCCATAAACTCCTTGTGAGCTTGTTTGGGTTTCTGTATTAAATGCGGCTCTACTTGGAGAACTCTTACTAAGAGTAAGACTTAATTTTTCGTTGTCATTAAATGGCGGATAGTCTGTTGAAGTAACCGTATTAACAAATTTACGAGCCGTTTTTGAACTATACTTATGTAGCGGTGATGTTTTATAAATTCCGTCATCTGTATCGCCATCGCCATAAACAAGTGTGTAAAGTTCATTAGTAGTGATATTAAATGAAGAACTAAACCAACTTCTTGAACTTTCACCTATAGCAGTAAAATTTCCTGACCCACCTGTCTGTTTGTAAATATCGCCTCCTTCTACAGTCACATATACATCGTTTGTATTAGTGTCTATTGTTATGGAACTATAACTTCTTGAAGTTTGACTTAAAGCGGTCATGCCACTTCCTGTATCTTTGTAAATATCACCAAAACCTACAACCGCATATATATTACCAAATTTATCAACAGCTACATCATGATATTGACGAGAGGTTTGATTCATAGCGGCAAAAGTTCCTACTCCACCTGTTTGTTTATAGATGTCGTTAGAATGACAAACATAAACATCATTGTTAGATTCATCAATAGCAATACCACGATATAAATTAGTTCCTGTATCTATAGCGGTAAAACTTCCTCGTCCAAATGCCTGTTTGTAAATACCAACACTTTCTTTTGATACAATAACATCGCCTGTTCGGGAATTGACAGCAATGCTTTTCATAGCACCGCCAACACCACTACTCAATGGCTCAAACGCTCCTTCTCCTCTTTTCTGTCGATAAACATCATCATTATATATTGTTGCATATACGTCATTAGAAGAAGAATTTACAGCTACAGCATACCATAATTTACTTCCGTCAAGTTCTATCGGAGAAATACCGCCACCGTCAAACGTGTTAACATTATCAATTTCAACTTCAATTTCAATTTCAAAGTTGTTAGCAAGCTTTTTATACACAGCAAAAGTCATATCATAAGAACTGTTGCCTCCTTGTTCGTCAACAAGCATACCGCTATGTGGTTGTGTAGTATATCCTTGATATTGAAGACCACCCGCAGTAGGTTGAGTTACAGTATAAATTACTACACAATATTTTGTGCCATTTACTAACAGATAATCAGCGTAAAATTCAAACTCGTACCATGCAAAATTTGGATTTGTTGTTGCAATATCTGCCGGTGTAAATGTTGCTGAAGTTCGTAATGGTGTGCCTGTTATATCTGAGCTTGTTCCGTATGTTCCTGTGTGAGCGTAAAGACGTGCTTGCCAAGAACCACCAGATATAGTAGTTCCTTTAGCTATAAAAAATCTAACACCCGATATTGTTGAACCATCACCTGTAAATGATTGTCCTGTGTAATGTGTTGCTAACTGTCCTACAGTTGCAGTTAAATTTTCGCTACCTGATTTAATTGAATCAATTATCTCGATTTCATAAGGATATGGCGTAAATTCTAATACAGGGTCTTCAACATCTGTAAATTCTGTTCCACTTGCTGTATTTAATGTGATTGAAATACTTGGATCAGGAATAAGATAAAATGCAGCCATGTCAGCATATTCTGCACCTCCATCAAAACTAATATTCGCATTACTACCTGGTTTATTAGTACCAGTAAGAGTTGTTGTTTTTAAGATAAATTGACCATCAGAGCCTACCGTTGTTGTTAAATTTGATTCTAAATCCCAATAAATACCAGGAGAAACTGTGTCATCTTCTATAACAGCTATTGCAACAGCTAATCTATCAAGTCCAGAAGGATCTACTTCAGGTCTATGGCTCACAGCACCCCAGTTTGCTATCCCTACCGTACTATAACCTTCAACAGGATTTCCTTGTTTAACACAACCACTAAACCTATAAATAATTCCTGCAATTAGGTTTCCAGAATTTGTTGCTGATGTAAACGTAGCATTTCCTGTTTCTGTTCCGTCTGCTCGTTTCCAATAAAAAGCAGTAGAAAGACTTGTTGTACTATTGTCAAAACTTAACTGATGCCAACCGTTCGGAGTATCAAAAGTATCATCATCTGCATCCAATAAAGCTGCGATAAGAATATCGTCTTCATCAACTCTGCTTGGATAAGGAATTGCTATGGCAGCATCACCACCAGCTCCAATACCTCCGGTACTTTGATATAATATTGCCATTTATTAGTTACTGTCTTGATAATACTTCATCAATTCTCGCTTGAAAATTAGAACTTTCACAACCTCCCATTTGGTCGTTACATTCTAAAAATAATTCGTCTTTTAATAAAGACGGAAAGTTGTTTATTTTATCAATTTCTCTTTCTATGAAATTTCCTTTTTGCAGACTAATTACATCATATACATAATTTGGGTCATTTTCTTCTTCTTCTGTCGGATCGTCTGCAAACAAATAGTTTTTTACAAAGTTTTTCCAAATGCGCCAAAGGTCAGGGTGTGAATTGTTGAAATCAATAAAAGACGAATACTGAAATATCTTAATCATTTTAGTATCGTCAAATACTCCTGCATGAACCGATTCTCGTAAATCGTTGCATTGTTGTGCATCTAAAATTGGATTTGCTTGTATAATTGTAGCCCAGTCATCTAAATTGAGTATCGCCATAAGATTAAAGATTTAAAAAAAAAAGGTGCCCGAAATTGAGCACCCTTTTTCGGTTGATTGAGTTAGTTAGTTATAACTCTTAGTCTTCGTTCACGTCTAACGCACCGATAGCAAATTCCGGAGTAATACCAGAACTAACGGCTAAGTCTGAAGTCAACTGACCCCAATACAGTCTGTGAGAATCTGTGTTGGTTGAATTGTCTTTCCAGATTGCAAAGTAACGAACAGTTTCTGATCCAGCTGTACAAGCACCAAAAGTGATTGCTGCTGTATTAGAAGCGTTGTTTCCTGCTACAGTCCAACCCGCACCTGAACGTGCTACAGCTACACCACCAGTTGCATAACCTGTGTAAGCACACTCTGTTCCAATAGTAGCATCATCTACTGTTACAGCAGACGTGTACAAACGTACATACAAACTACCTGGAGTTGTTGCACCTCTTAGCCCTGTTCCATCACCTACATTGGCAATGTCTGTGTTGTTGAAGATCAATTCCAACAAATCGGTTTCGAATGAATTTGATTTACTCATAATTTAAAGATTTAGGATTATTAATTATACTCAAATTTACAATTTTATTTTTTTACGTTCTTCCCTCTAAAACACCACTTACAGAAGCACTACCTACAGCAGCATTTGTAAGACATACTCCTTTTATATTCCAATCTGTTTCCGGTAACGGACCGTCTATAAATATACGCGCGTATGTAGGAGCTGTTAAATTTTTATGGAATAATACAGGAATTTCATAAGCTTCTGAACTTAATGCCAATTCATTTTCTGTATAGCCAAGATCTAATAATGCTTGTCTATTTTGTTCCAATCCAATGAATTTACTATCGGTAACTATAATACCGTTGTATTCAATTCTAAAACGATCTGCAAGCGTTAATGGTGTTGCTAAAATTCCAGCCATACCAACACCAGTACCAAATTCTACTTTCACTATAAATGTTCCAGAACCTTGATAAGATTCACTACATAAAATAGTAGGTTCTTTAATCATAAGACCTTCTACTTTTACATTAAGAATTTTAATACTTCCTTCAAGTGCATGTTCAGGACTAACACCTGGTCGCATCCATCCTTTAGTTTCCATAAATTCTACAGTTGAAACACCTTCCATTGGAGCAGTAATACCATAGCCTAATTCTTGTGCTACTACTGATGCGGTAGCATTTACAACTCCGGCAAGTTCTTCAATACATCCTGGGTCAGGAACTGCGGTTGCTTGGTCTTTAATAAATGGATCCAATTCTGTATTGAAACAAAGCTTGTTCAATCCGTTATTAGTCATGGCTTCAATAGTACCTCCAAGACGTGTTTTTCCAATTTCCATCCATTCTTGTTCAGTAGGGAATGCATCATGACCGCGTGCTTTCAATTTTTCATCTTCGTACATGCGTTTGTACATCAATAATTGATTGGCACTGCCTTCTTTTAAAAACACTCTTGACGAGTAAAAACGATAGGTAGTATAAGCGACAACAGCTTCTAAATGATTTCTTGTTGTAAACGGATTGCCGTCTTGATCTAACAACATTCCTAAATAGTAAAAATCAAGTGCTTCAGGCCCGGTCGCAAACAAACGGTATTGATTTCCTTGCAATATACCATCTTCTAAAGCACCATAACTCCATTCGTATAAAAAGTCCGGTGGTAATATGATCGTTTGACGATCATACATGCCATCACCATTGGTATATTGTTTTTTCTTTAAAACAACAACACCTCCGGTTCCGATATCTTGTTCTACATTGAAAACAAATCTTCGTAACCGATTGTAATGCGGTCGCATATTTTCAATACCGGTAGCATCTTTTATATTTTCAATGATTTCTTCAAAAAAAACAATTCCACTTTTCATCCCTTGAATAATTTATTTTGTGAATTTATAAGAGCTAATGCTGTGTTTAATTTAGGCAATAACTCCACATCGTATTCCTCTTTAAAATCTTGTTCGAATTTTGTAATAATACTATTTCCGCCTTTGGTTTTTTTCAATTGCAAATTGGCAAAAAAAGTAAGTGCCGGTCTGCTATACCATATCCAAACTATCGATCTTTTAAAGATTGTTCCATGAATGTTTTTATGTACCGCTTTTCCTTTTGCTTTTTTAAGCATTCCGGAAAGAGGAAAATACAAGTCTTCAAAACTTGAATAAAACATTTTAAAATAACTCTTAAAATAACTCTTAATAATAGAGCTGTATAATGATTGAGGAAGTTGAAACGTCTTTGCTTTGCCAATATGAATTTTTTTATTGGTGCCAAGCAGATAATTTACTGGATATTTCTTTTTTCTATAAAAGTGTTCTTCAGTTATTATTTCATTACGACTGTACTTTTCCTTGGTCATGATATCTTAATGTGTCATTTTTTGTATTTGGAATCTGGTCTGATTTGGTTTGTAGAATTAAATTAAATTCTTGTCTTAAAACTTGATTTTTAAGAAGCTGAATTTCTTCAGCAGGCATTGGATAAGGATCGGTTGTCCAGTCATAATCAATTCCATCTTCAGGGTCTACTAAAATAGCAGACATGATAACGCGTTCTTTATTCTTTAAACACTGCAACATTGCTTTAAGCCCTAATGCATCATTCATTGCATAAATTGATGCATTTTCAGGAATGCGTAATGTAAGTGTATTGTCTTCAATTTTCGCCATCGGTATACTGCCTCCGATGATATTTTTTTTGTGTAAATGGTAATCTTCTTCGTTGGATATGGAAATATTGGAAAACCCGGGCGTTAACAATTTTGTTCCATAGTAATTTTTCAGATAGATAATTCCTGGTAAATCTGCTTCCCATTCAGTGTTGGTTGTTCTTGTTAGTGAAATTGGTACTTTTTGGAAACACTCTCCTTGGATTATTAGTCCATTTTTACTTTTAGCAGCTAAGATTTGAGCTCTGTGCGTTCTAAGAAAACTACGAATACGTCTTTCTCCTACAACCTCATCACTGTTAAGTTCTCCGGCTCTGATAGCGCTAATAAGCTGATATACGATACTTTCTTCGGTGGTTCCCATTATTTACTTCGTTTTCTATAATCTTCTTTCATGGCATATTGCGGTTGTACTCTTGGATCACCGGTTGCAGTAAACATATCGCGTACCATGATTTTAATAACCTTGTCAACTGCGTGTTCCGGTAGGTCTACAGCAATTTCTGTTTCGATATCGTCATGTTCAGAATAAGCACCAAAAGTCGGTTGCTTTATATACATCCCATAAACAAAAGTTGGATTTCCTGTACTCAATACTTTGATGTAATCTTGGTATAAAAAAATAGAAGGATATTCTGCGGTAGCTCGCGTATCTGGATCTGCTTGGTAAATATCTTCTTGTCCGTGTCTTATAATAGCTGTTTGACGTACTGTAGTTGTATCATCTACAACCATTGCAGACATCAAATGTTGATAGTCGTCAGGGAGTGAAACCAAGTATCCGGCTTCACTCGCTACGACTGGTAATTTGTACGGCTTATACAGAGTCCTTATATCGTCTCTAATTTCTTGGGTATTCTCAACAAATTTCACTGTTTCGCCAATAAAGTCGTGAACAGCAGTTTCAAGTCTGTTCATTATATAAGGTATCGGAAAAAAGTCAGAACCCATTTTATCGCATTCTTCAAGGACTTTTCTATAAAATTTATCAACTGTATAAGCCATGAGTATTGTTTAATCTGTTAACGCATACAATCGTGTCAGTGCTTCTGTATGCACGTCAGGATGATTCATAAAGAATGCACGTACTGTGTCAAAATTTGAACCTACTGTTGCAGAATGGAATTTATAAACTCCATCTTGATAAGTTAAAATTTTCAATCGTATCATTTCTTTAAACTCCCAATGCATCTTTGCATCTTCAGGATTGTTAATGATTTTATCAACTATTTTCGCATTTACAATGCTTTTCTTCACGTAATTTTTCAAACGTGTACGCAACATTTTCTTTTCAGCTTCTCCTTCAAAGTTTGGATCCATATAAGCTTGTCCAAGTTGCGCCATGATATGACGTAGACGTTTCAAGCCAATAGATTGCTTTCCTGAATTTAAACTTAATTTTCCAAGCAATACATCGATAAAATCTTCATCATCTACACCAGACAACATTTCTTTGTCGCGGTAGGTTAATGTAATTTTACGTGCATCTTTTTTTGAAATAATGTGCGGATCAAGGTCTTCAACTCCTTTTACTTTTACTTCCGGGTGACAAATAAGCCAACTAACAATATAATAATCGTTTCTGTTTTGTTCAGGGTACAAATCAATAACTAATTTATCGATCATGTATCCATTTTTAGCTGTACCATCTACTGTTTTAAGATACGTTCTTTGTCCAGTAAAAGGATTTGGATAAATAGGCAAATGGTATCCACCAAAAGCTGAAGGCCCTTGTGAATTACCTACTTTGTAAGATAGTCGCCATCTACCTTTAATGTCTACTGAATGCCATGTTTTTCTCTCTGTCTGTGTATTCATTTTTTCTTGTTTTTAAATTAAGATTATATGGGGAGCTTGACACTCCCCATCTAATCAATTAAATATTAATAATGCCAAGTAACTGCTTGGTCATCAATCCAGCTTTCACCAGATAATGCACCACCAGCAAACTTCGCTGAAGCTCTAATAATACCACAACTCTCTGTAGAGTAGATGATTGGTAAAATTTCACTTAACATATCAAATCGCGCACCGTCAAATCCTGAGAATGCAACTGGAGAGTTGTTTCTTGAAGGATCTAATGAATGCATACCATCGATATATTTCGCTCTAAGTTCTCTGTCGTTTCTTGCTAACACGTCAATGTTTGAAACACCGTTCACCATTGAAGCGTTAAGAACGTACATAGTACCTGTACCGATAATACCACCGTTTTGAGGCGCAAAAGCTGGGTGATTTGACAATTCATCTTCAATGAAGATAATTTCGTTTTCAAGATAGTGATATCTATCAACGGTAAATCCAACTTTGTTTTGAGCACCTGTACGAACATTAAATACAACATTTGTATTGTTCATACTTGTGTTACCATCACCACGAACATCCTGACGGAATCCGATTAGATTTTTAAGAGCTTTATCGATCTTAATGTGCGCAAGTTTGTCACCTAAGATAACAAACGTGTTTCCAGTAGAACCGTTAGGAGCTCTTTGTGCAAGCATTGTGATAAACAATTCAATTTTCTCAATATCCAAATCTGCATTCGGATCGTAAGAAATAGTTAAACTGTCTTCCAATTGAGGTATCCAACCATCACCGATTACCGGCGCTACAATACCCATGTTAGCACTAAAGCCATCAAGAGTAAGTAAGTTAGTACCGTATGCTTCATACCATTGGTGCGCATTTGCACCACCAGTAGGATCCATTGACATTCTTGCATGGCGTGCACCTTGCTCCATATCAATAGCATGCTTTTCTCTCATATCGAGAACCGCTTCAAATTCCCACATTGTCGCTTTAGTCTCATCGTTGTAGATAGGAGCAACTTTTTGGTTAAGCGCTGAACCGGTCATTGTAAGAGTACAACGAGAAATGAAAGAATAGTTAATTCTCCATTTTGTACGTCTTTCTCTTTGATAACCTTTCTCAGAACCTTCACCAAATCTGTTACCAACTTCTGCAAGCAATTCGTCGGCAGCAACCATGGTTTCAGCAAATAAACCAGCAACACCATTTACTTTCGCTTTCACGATGTAATAAGTACCACCAGATTCTTTTACAGGAGTTCCCATAACAATTAAGTTTGGTCCCGCGTAGTTTCCAAGAGAAATAGTATCTCCTTCGTTGTACTTGTCACCAAAAATGTTGTTTGCAGGATCGTGCTTCACAGCAATAACACAGTAGTCATTGTGTTGTACCGCAGCTGCATCAGCAACACCAGTACCATAAGCAAGAGCTCCAACTTGAGCATCAAGCTCAGTTTTGTTGTAAGCAGTAGCTTCTGCTAAGTCACCTGTAAAATAAGTCTTTCCAAACGCATACGCTGGAATAAAAATAGAGCCTTTGTAAGCAACACGATAAGCGTTGTCATGGATAGAACCAGACACGCGCATTACTTTACCTGCTTGTGCACCCATGTTTACACGCCCTGTAGCGTACAGCCATGAAGTGAACTTGTTTTTAGACGCGAATAAATCAAACGTCTTGTTTTTGATTGCAAAGTCTTTAGCCATGTTTACAGTCAAAGACTTGTCTTCCGTATGAATTTGCGGATTAAATCTTTCCGAAATTCCTCTTAATAATGTTCCCACTTTTTAAATTTTTAGGATTCAACAATTGATTTAAAAAATGGTTTACCTTCATAGCCCTGCCCTGAAGATACTACCGAGCATTGGTAAATTCTTTTATTGTTTTTTGTGAGTGATTAGCTTTGCCTATCACTTATTTCACAAAAAGCTCACTAAAAGTAAGATCGCCGTCGTCCTGGTTTGTGTTCTTACCCTGAACATATTCACCGGTTTGTGATGAGTCGGATAGCCCCAATTTATTGAGAGTGCTCTTTACCCCAGCGTTGAAATTTGGTTTCCCCAAGTTTTTGAGAATGGTATCTCTATGCTTGAGGTATAACTCAAATTCTACAGCTACGTCCGGACGGTCTTTTAATTTATCCAAATGCTTATTTTGGGTTACCGTATTATAAGCTTCCAATAAGTCTGCTTTTGACGGTGTTATTCCCAAGAATTTTTTTTCTTTATATATTTCACTTACTTTTTCTTGAATTTTGCTTTTACGTTCATTCTCACGTTCTTGAATAGACATATTTTTAACGCGTTCATGCTCTTGAACTTTTGCATTAAGTTTATCTCGTTTAGCTTCAATAGAGTATCTAACGTTTTTAGCATTGTATCTCAACTGTCCAACCTCTTTCATTGATTCGACTTGACTGTTGATGTGATTAATCATGGTTTCTTGGTCCCAGTTTTTCATTTCTGGATGATCCAACATATCCATGTAAATATCATGACGAATAATATCTTCATCATTATAATTCAACACCTTGTTGTGATAGTCCAATGTTTTTTGATCTCTTTCAAATTCAATCTCTTGCGTGTTTCCTGGTTCTTCTTTTTTGAAGTGTTCCTTTAACTCGTTAATGGATTTGAAATCTGTATTCAAAATTTTATTGAACTTTTCAATTTCTTCTTTTTCAGCCGCTTCTAATGAAGCGTCAAAATCCAAGTCTTCTTCACCTTGACCCTCCGTGATAGGGTTGCCTTCTTCGTCAAGATTTACACCTGGTGGAGATCCCGCAGGTATTTCTTGTGCCGCCGCCGGAGGATCTTGGGTGAACATACTTGTAAAATTATTTTTAAATTCATCTTCGGTCGCCATATCCTGTTGATCGAAAAATCCTTCTTCCAATTCCATTGGGTCTTTTCTGATGTTGCCTTCTTGTGCCATATTTTTTTACTGATTTTAGGTTAATACAAATGTATGAAATTAATTATTTCTCTTTTTTTGGCGTTGCCGGGGCCGAAGCTTGTTGAGCCGCTTCCACTTCTTTCATGAGTAACTCATGGTCAAGTTTTGCTGCTGTTTGAAGCTCTTGAGAATTTAATTGATCTTGTAATGTTGTTGTTTTATTGTTCGCATAAATTTTGGCAATAAGAATGTCTTTTTGGTGTCCTTCTCGAACCAACTTATTCTTTTCATCTTCAATTGCTTTATCATGCTCGCGCTGTGCTTGTTCGGCAGCTTGTGCCGCTTGTGCGTTTTCAGCTTGAAGTTTTTCAAAAGCTTTCAATCCTTTCTCTAAAATAGCTTTACTTTCAGAAGCACTATCTGCTTCAAGCGTATTGATGAGGTCTAAAATCAATTCACGTTCTGTAGCATTACCTAACGCTTGAACAGCTGCCTGATCGATAAGATCTTTGTCTTTTTTGTCTTTAAATCGATTTCCAATATAAACGCCTAAATCCTCTAAGAAAAAATCTCCAAAAATAGTTAAGAATTTTGCTTTCATATCTCCAAATACATACGAAAATACTTGTCCTTTTTTGTATACTTTCTTAGATTTTAAAAGCATCTTACCAAGCATGGATTGTACAAATTCATCAAATGGATTGAAGTAAATTTCTGTGCGCGCATTAGAACCCAGAACTGCTCGTTCCGTTCCTGAAGCTGTTTGGTATTGTCCAACCTCTCCAGAACGTTCTTTAGAAAGCCCGACAAACTTACGAGCCAATTCTTCAATAAGCATTAAAGCATTGATGATTTCTTGGGTATGTCCTTTATTGGATAAATTTAACGAGGTAAACTGATTGAAGGTGTTACGGGTTCCGTTGTCTTTAGAATTAAAGAAAATGATCTTATCTTTTTTGATATGGTGCAGCATTCGATTTAATGCTTTTTTGGTACCGTAACTATCTACGAATTGTTTTGGAATTTGCGCAATATCATACACCATTACCTGACCGTCATTTGCTTTCATAGACAATCGTAATTCAAATAGCATATCTGATGCTATTTTTTGTAATGGAGCAATTTTAGAAACTACAGAACGGTTTTCAGTAGAGTACATAGTGTTGCGACCTTTAATAGAAACTACTGGTAAATGCACTTTCTTTTGATTGTCAATGTAGGTCAAACGATCTTCTGTGTCTACTCCGTATTTTAATAAGATTTCCGGACCAAGCATTTCTATACATCGAACCACCTCTACTGATAGTTTTTTAACTCTATCGCGATTACGTGGCTTTTCATCTTCTTTTAAGATTGTATATACATCTTCTCCGGTATACTTGTTTTTATGAATTTTTACATTTACGATTTTGCGAGATTTCCACTTCATCTTCAACACACGTAAACGGTGTGAAGAACGGGTATCGTACCAATCTTTATAAGAAACACCCTTTTCACAATTTGCATACGGATGACTATTGGTTAATTGCAAATTACCTTTCCCATACGAAAACGGTTGATTGACAAGCATGTTTTGATCCATGCGTTCAAAAACCTCATCGACTTTTTTCAATTGTTCTTCCGTAAGTTCTTCACCGTATTCATTTAGAATGTCATTTTTAGTCATCAAAGGAAAGAACGCGAATATTTGTGGATTTGTTTGAATTTCTTCATTAGGATCCACATCGATATAATGTTCGTCAAAACGCGCACGCTCAATAGTAGGGTGTCCGTTTTTACACCCCATGTACAACGTGCATTCTTCTCCAATTAAAAAGTCTTGAAGTAGCGTTTTAATTTTGCGCTTTTCTTTCAAGACTTCTAAAAAATGTTCGATAAGGTCATCACCTAATTCTTCGGAAAGTGTTTTGTAATTTTTTTCAAAAAACGTTTCAATATCATCTGGCAGATCAACTTCAGGATTTGCTGTTTCCGGAGTGAATCCTAATTCAGGAGTTAATTTTTCATTCAGCTCTCTGAATATTTCTTCAGACACATACTTAACGAGTTCGTCAAGTTTTTTATTTACAGCGTCTTTATTCATTGCATAGACCTTTCTGCGCAATGGCAAAGAAATGTACTCACCTACAAGTTGGTCAACAATCATTTCACACAATGGATATACCATGTATTCAATTCCTAAATCATAACCATACTGATGCGTAAGTCCTTTGTTTAATTCAACGTCTTTTTCTGAAAGTTCACAAGAATATTTCCGATAAAGCTTTGCGATTGTTTCTGTTCTTAACAAATATTCGTCAGAACCAGAAAATTCAATCATACGATTGGCGTGCTCAATGTAATATTTTTTTGTCCACTTCGATTCAGGCACGCGCTGATTAGGGATTTGGAAGTGTCTATCATTCATACTGTTTACGTTTTTCTATTTCTTCTTTCACTTGCTCAACAAAAATATCATCGTGTTGTTTAGTTTGTAGCTCACGGTTTCTTTCCAACGCTTCTTGACGTTGTTTCTCTTTCATAGCCATAAAGTTAAGATATTTTTTTCTTTCCTCTCCTTCGAGGTGTTTTCGCGGGTCAAACACTTCAATATTATTGACAGAAACGTCAGTTTGCCCGTATACATTTTCTCTAACTTGTCCGTTAGAAAATTCATAAAACGCCATGTCCATTAACACATCTCCTTGATCGTAACGTTCTAAATCTTCTGCAATATAATCAAACATATCAAGTTTCTGAATTAGACACATACCAAGAGCCATAGCGATATCCGTGTTTTCATCACCGTAGTCAATCAGATCTAAAATAATTTCATCGGACCAAATGTTTCCACAATTCTTATTGACTTCATGCTTTAAAAGTCTGGTAACAATATTTTTCATTTCAGTAGTCATGTGTACTCCATAACGCTGACGTCCTTTATTGGCAATAGATTCACTTCTTAGAATAGGCTTTTCACACAAGTACTTTTCTGCGCGTGTATCTTCAAAGTAGTTGATAATCATCACTTTTGAATACTCGACAAGCATCTTTGTTCTGTAATAGACTGCTAATTTCAACGAATTATGGTAAAATAAATCATCACTACTGGCATCGCCTTTTTCCTGAATAAAGGCTACCGGCATGTTGTAATCTTGCGACATTCCTGTAAAACATCGGTAAATTACAGAAGCTCCAAAGGAACCTTTCTTTTCTTCGGTAGTCTGGTCATAAGAATCGACACCGCCAATATCTGCCAAGTACGGCATCCCTTCTTCATTGATTGGCTTTGCTATGATGCGTACCGTGCCGGTAGCATCTTCTATGAACTTAACACCACTGTTATTGGCAATATGTATTTTATCGCGTTCTTTTTGCGTATGGCATCGCGACAAGCTAAATTCCAATTCCGGATTGTACACCCACTCCAAGCGACCTTTTTTTACCTTGTACGGCGGATCGGTATCGTAAATGGTTTGCAACTGATTGTTGAGTAACAATCGATTGAGCTGTCCTCCGGAAGTCTTTAAGAAAATGTGTCCTTCTTCCGTAGGTCTTGATTGAATTTCCTTGATATATCCTTCTTTGGATTTACTTGCTTTACGTCTGCGTTCTAAAATATCTTTCAACGCTTTGATTTCATCAGTACGTCCGGTACGAATATCAAAGAAGTTTGGTTGTTCGTCGCTATTTTCTCCATCTTCATTACTACGACCAGGATAGTACATATACGCCGGAATGAATATTTTTTTTAAGTTGTAGGCACCCGGATTCTCCCACATGGTTTTCATATCTTTCGATCCTTTATCTACTTCCCCACCTGTACCGTAAAGCATGGGTACTCCGAATTGAATACCACCCTCCATAAAACATGGTTCAGAAGCTTTGTAGGATTTGATGAGGTTGTCTTGCAGTCCGATTTCCTCAAAGATGAAAAAAGAATACGACCCACCTTCAAATGCAGACGGGTCGCTAAAAAATGTTTTGACAGTAAGTTCACTTCCAATACCTTCTTCTTTGACAACTTTGTTTTCTGAAAATCGGTAGGTGAACTTTAAAAAGTTCTTGCTTTTTTTATAAGATACTTTGTATTCTTCCCGAATGTTCTCTAAAGATTTTTGGACTTTTTGAAACAGCTCTAAAGCTTTATCTTCTTTTCCGGCACCAATAGCCACTTCATTGTCTTTTGAAAACAACATATTCCAAATGGTCATACAGTCACCAATGTAAGACAATCCCATACGCCGGGCTTTACCGATTATTAAACCGTACCCGAGTAACCCCGCCTTTTCAATTTCTAAAAATAACATATGATCCAACACGCGGTAGTATGGATAATGCAATCGTTTTTTGGTATCCCCCTCTCGCAACATCATAATTTGCAAGTTGTTGAGGTAGAAATAATGCGGTCCGGTAATACGTGGATATTGAACGCCATCGACCACCGGCGCATACCCCTCTAAGCATCTGCGATCTTGTTCATCCCAAAAATCATCGTATTCAAGGGTGCCGGGTTCCATGTATGGAATTTCCTCATAAACAAGCGGTGAGTAGTGTTTGGAATGAAAGTGTTCATCTACTTCAGGAATTTCAAATTCCCAATAATTGTTTCTTCCTGTTGGGTTGTAGTTATCACTCCGTACACTATGATTTTCTTTAAGTACTGATTTAGGAGCTAACGACATTGTTTATTTTTTTAGTAAAAATAGCAAAAAATTAAAAAGGGGAGTTTTGGCATACTCCCCTTCAATTTTGAACAAGTAAAAATCAGAGAAAAACATGTTCAAGATAATCTCTTATTGTAGAACGAATTTTTATCAAGTATCTTTTGTTCTAACCTACGCAAGGTATATCCATTACGTACCGGACTACCATCAAGAATATCAACCCCAGCTGTATCGTTATTGAACTTATCAATCAACCCCTCAATGGTAGATAACTGTTTGAACAACTTCACCTTGTTATCATCTTCTACTTCTGATTTTATTTCTTCTAATTTATTAAGCAGCATGAAATCCAGTGTCCGTTTTTTTTCCAACCGGGCATCGAATTGCAATGCTTCATACTTAATCAAACAAGCTTGTATTTTTTCTTGATCCCACACAAACGCTCTGCGATCGCCAACAACGCTTTCCATAGCTTTGTACGGTCTGTCCTTTTCTGAATAACGCCCAATAGGTGTCAAGTAATCCGCAGCTAATGCAATTGCAGTAAAACACTCAACACCTAACTCAGGATCGTTAATCACCTCACGAAATTCTTTGATAGCACGCACCCCGTCATAAGTGCCATCAATTTTCGCAAGGCCTGTACCCGGATCAAGTTCCACCAAATACATATTACTTGTTTTTCAATTTTACGGTCTTTCCTTTCTTCGGCTTTTCATCTTCTTTCTGCTGCATCTCAATAGAACGCTGTTTCATTTCTGATTCATTAAGTTGCAGTACTGGATTTTCCTTAATCAACTTATCTTCAAAATACTGCTTGTGTCTTGAAAAATTCACATCGCGTCCTACATCTAAAGTCATCCGTTCGGAAAGTTCGTCTAACAATCCCTGAAGCTTTTCCCGGTACTTTCCGGATTTTGCTTCAATCTCTTTGAGTAAATCATCCTGACGGGTTTTATCCATAAGCTTGTAATAGTAAGCTGCTTGTACTTGCCAACGTGCACGATCTGCATCTTCGGTCATCTTGCTGATTAAGTCTGAATACACGACCAGCTTAATCGTATCTAAAAATTTAGGTTCTTTTGCCATGATTAAAGTTCTCCTCCTTTTGCTATGTGAATTTTTCCGTTAATCTCTGATAAGATCAATCCCGGTACAAACGTCGTAGTTGAATCTGCTTTTTGACCGATTGCTTCTTTTACACAGAACAGCACCCCTGTAGGTAGCTGCATCACTGTTGTGGTGTGTTCCCAACCTAAGACCTCATTCCACGTCTTAGTCAATAATTTCCATTCTTGCTTTCCGTTTGAATAATGCTCTGTAGACTTGCGAGTTTCTCTTTTCTTTTCTTCCTTTTCCCTTTCCCCCTCCAAAAGCTCTTCTTCCAATTCTTCAGTCATTTCTAACGGTGGTGCATCTTTTTCTCCAGGCAATATTTCGTACTGCTCTGTTTCAGCGTTATACACTAAATTGTTCGGCGTAGCCGATTTTTTTGATTTTGCCATAATCCTGATTTTTTGTTCTATACAAAACTACTAAAAAAAACAGGAGTCATGTTGACCCCTGCAAAAGAATATTAATCTTAAATACAAAATGTATTGTTTGAAACACACCTAAGTTACTAAAAAAATAATAACTCACTCCTCCAGCTTAATTTCAAGCTCTATAAGCACATCGCCAATAGCATACTGAAAACGTTCATACGCTGCCTGAAACGCTTCAAACTCCATTAAGTCATCCGCCCATACAATATACCCACAAGGGTTGTCTTTGTTATTATCGTGCTGTACATAAATTGCCATACTTCAAATTTATAAAAAAAATAACTCTCCGACATCCCCCCTACACATCAGTTCTGTTTTCGAGTACGGGGAGGGGGAGCAAATAGTAAAAATCCCCCACCCGAAATGATTTTTTGGGGGCAGGGGGGTAGAACAAAAAAAAGACGAAAAGAGAGTCTTTTGAAAAACAAACAAATTTATTAATCATTAACACTTTTAACGATGAAAACACAAGACCAAATCATCACAAGAATTAAGGAGCTTACACAATTACGCTCTGTTAAACAGGCTAAGCTATGGTGGAATAGCTTATCCGACAATGAAAGAATGATAGCAGGGGCCGTATTAACAGCGGCGATTGCAAGTCCATTTATAGTGTCTGCAATATCTAAACTGACAGTCACAAAGATGACTATGGTAGGAGTTAATAGCTCTGGAACACAAGCGTTATTCCTTGCTGAGAAGGTGGCTGCTCCCTTCTGGCATAAAGTATTTGCAGGTCTTTTAACTGGCTCTATGTGGGCCGGTATGGGTGCATTAGTAGCTTCTGCTGTTAAATTCAGCACCGAAGTAGCAATGGGAGAATAAATATTAATCTTAAATCAAATCTATTATGAAAAACAAACGTAAAAGAATCAAATATCTCTCTTTAGAAGAGAAGATATTTCGATTGAAAGCCACTCTTGCTAAAGAGTTAGCTATTGAGGAGTCTAAAAGCTTTAAGAAAGCTTTTGACGAATTACAGTTTAAGCGCGATATGCGCAAATTACATAACCAATAAAAACATAAACAATTATGAAAACAAATGATTTTTTCAAAAAGAATTGGAAACAAAAGGGCAGTAAATGCCCTTTACACACAGTAAAACTATTGACATCATATGTCAATGATACTAATGACAAGTTCAACTATCAAACACCTATGTGGAACACCACATATGATAAAGTCGAACAATATGCTATGATGCATATAGAAGAATACTGGCCGTCTTTTATTAAAGACAAGAGATGGTTAGATATAGTAGGAGAAGCACCAAAACATAAATGGAATGGAAATGACCTTTATTACAAGTAAACATTTAGCTGGAATGGATAGAGCTATCCATCTCAGCAACGAAGTCCAAAGGCTAAGAGAAGATCACTCGTTGATCAGTCTCATGGCTTTGGCGGATGAGAACTACATAGTTCCTCGTAAGGAGCTACAACGTAGCATTAATAAGCTACGTAGCACCGCAGCATGGCTGCGATTCAAGTGCCGAGATCAATGGCATATCTTAAACTAATATTAATTAATAAAGTCCTGGAAACAGGCACAAACACAATGAAAAAGTATGGATATTTTATCGAGAGTATCAATGAGCAAAACAAAACTGCTGTCATTAAAGTACAAACATCTGAAACAGACAACAACTGGTTTGATTTTCGTTCAGATATTACACGATTAGCAGTTAGTATTTCCTCAGTACTGTTATGGAGGATACGCAATCGAAAAGAAATAGCAACAGATCCTAAGTATGCTGCCATACGTCTGTTGCTTGGTGACGATTATGTAGGACAATGGTTCTGGTCCACTGACAATGAACCTAACTACTGGAAGAATCCATTTGTACTGAAACATTTCAAACCAACTGACGGTAGTAACATTCCGGAGAACTTCCAATTATGTGCTGTAGATGAAGCACCTTATTGGAACATCTACAAGCAGAAGTATTTAACTGGACGTAAGAAGATCAGTGCTTGGAAGCGTTACATGAAATGTGATCTTGTAAAAACTTCAGAAGAGATAACAAGGAGCATCGTACTTCCGTATGCACAAGTAATAAAGAAAGGAGAGCTGTCATAGCTCTCCTTCTTGTTTTACAACGATATCTCTAAAAAACCATTGTTGCATTGTATGTCAATACGATGGTACAAATATAAGAGAATTTTTAAATCTCTGGCTTTGGACTATACAATTTATTGGCATACTGAATATTAATGATGTAAGTAAAGTCTTGGTCTGTCTTTAAGACCAGCTCTTTATCATGGAGTATATTGATGCATTTGTAAAAGGTGTTACGACTCATAAAGACCACGTCAATAGGAGCGACCTGAACAGTACATGCCTTTGCGATATCTGGATTCCTCTTTAACTTGGTTAACAGGAGCAGATATAGTCTAATGACATTGTTAGGCAACTGTAACAGCACGACGGGGAGCTCATTGGCCACCTTAAACATGGTATTAGGAGGATTGTACGCATCAAAGATGAAGTCTTTGGTTTGGTACTGACGACGGTGTCGTTCGACATAACGACGAACATTCTTAGTGATCTTTTTAGACATGGAACAATGATTTAGAGATGGATCAAATGTAGGAAAAAGACATGGAATAGACAAATCTACAGTACCAACAAGCTTTGGTACTGTAAATTGTAGAGTACCAATGAGCTTTGGTACTGTAGAGACCCCCTTAAAATCGCTGTAGACAGCGCCAATAAAGGGCTAAGGCCGTATTTTAAGCGTTTAGAGTTATATATACTTTATCTCTATCGAGATGTTCGTGCCTTTGGACTTCGAGCAGACCCTATCGGCTGAGCTTTGCAGTTAGTTGCAGGTTTGAGCTCTTATAAATTACTTATAAGAAACTATGTAGTAAGGCTACAGTACTCACTTTAGTACTATTAACAGTACTTATCGCTTGAGTATAGTAGTTTGCTGTCATAGGTACTACAATCTTAGTATGTTACGTTAGTAATATATTAGGATGTTTATTTTTAAAAAATCCAAAATTTTTAAAACTTTTAAAAATGAAACTACAACTTGTAGAAACCGATAACCATTTTATGATGGTTGATGAGCAGGGGAATTATAAATTCCACCTTGCTAAAGACAGTGGCACCACTCCTTCAGAGTGGAGAGATAACATACTTGAAAATAGTATGATACCTGTAGAGCTTGTGGAATACTTCGAAGTAGAAGATATCTACAATCCTGCAATGCAAGATTATGAAACAGGAGAGATACTTCAAACGCGTGAGCAGTTAGCACTGCCTTCAGCGCATTACATTTCAAGTGAAGACTTGTTAAACGCATTAGAAGATATGGACTTTTCTAATTGGAAAATTCAAGATATTCTTCCTGACGTTCCTTACCAAGAACCTGAACAGGCACTCTTAGAACGTTGTCAGTTAGAACAACACAGAGAGCAATCAATGCTTCGATTCCATTTAACCAGAGAACAGTTTGGACAATACATCAAAGATTATTGTGAAGCGCAATATGAAAAAATGGAACAAAAGTATGGTCATTTAAAAACGGAAACAGTGGACGCCGAAGAAGAACACCCAATACTAATTAAAAACAATAATAACATGAAAACAACACTGTTAAACATTGCTGATAAAGTAGCAATTGGAATTACAACACCACTTACCTTAAGCGGTGAACTATTAGGATCAGGATTTATCTACGCTGGTAGCGCGCTCTTGAAATTCTCAGAGCAAGGATACAAAGCAGAAGCCAATCTTAGAAATAAGATTAACTATACAGACAAATCTGTAGCAGAACTAAGAGCAGCAGCTTTCAATAGAAACGCTACTATTATTATGGCTCCTGTCAATCTAATAGGAAGATTTGTTCCTAAAAAGAAAAGCGTAGCAGATTTAAAATAATAAACATGAGCAGATATAGTCAAAAAAGATCTGCATTGGATGAGCTTTGTATAACACACGAAGCTCGTCCTTTGTTTGATTTACCGAAAGAAACCCTTATCAGTAATAGAACAGGACTGTTCATTGCTGGAGGTCTGATAGCAACAGCTGTAATAGCAAGTACTGCTGTAGTTACAAGTATCATAGCTGGCGGTACATTACTGTTCGCAGGCTTTGTTGCTGTTTCAGAAACAAACAAGTATGTAAAATGGCTTGTAGAACGTGGAGATAAGATTGTTGACCTTATCCTATTCGGTACAGGAGTTGTCCTGATTATGAAAAGCGGTGTTGTTATCGCTGGTGCCTTTAGTGTGTTTGGATTCTTGTATACTACACAGTATGCACCAAGAGTGCGAAGACAATACAGAAAGCGTAAACAATTTGACTAAGACATGGAACTTAACTTACGTACTACTCGATTCCATTATGATGAAAAGGAACACGAGAAAGAAATGAAAAAGCTTAAAGAACTTGGATTTACATTTTCTCCATATGAAGAATCAGGAGATTTAGTTATTGAAGGTGAACCAAAAATTAAGTTTGAAACTGTTGATGAACTTATGGCATTTGTAAAAGAATGGAAACAAGTTGTAATATCTCGAAAACATAAAAATTTCGAATACATTGAGATATACAATTATTGGCGTGAATAATTTAAAACAATAACTTATGAAAAATATAAGACAAGTTTTTACAGACATACCTGTACATGAAACTGCGATGGTTAAATACCAAGGCAAACTGTACATGGCAGATGAAATATCCATTCGATGGATAATGCTCAAAGTAGCAGAAAAAAAAGTAGATCCACGTGATTTTGTTTTCTATGACTGCGATGATAATGGAAAATGGTTTCCAATACGTTTTAGTAAAGAAAATAATGGAAGATTTAACCGCGATTTTACTGGTAATGTAATGTACTGTTCACCACAACTTTCAATAGCTATGCTTAGAATTGAAAGGCAAAAAAGAAAACAATAACTATGTTACAAGGATTTGAAGACTTTACTTCGGATCTAACAGCTGAAGAAATTCGGTTGTTAGTACCGTTTGTGGTCAAAGGACTAAAAAGACACATTGGTAGTGATAATGCAATCACTAACAAAGAAATGTGTCAAGGGCTAAATAACTTTCCACCAACAAGTGGATTTAAAGTTAAGCCACCGAAACTTAGAAAAATAGTTCAGTACATTCGTGTACATGGACTGGTACCAAGATTAGCATCATCATCTAAAGGATACTACATTTGTAATGATGATGTAAAATTTAAAGAATATTTGGAAAGTTTAATGGCACGTATAGAATCAATGACCTTGACCTACGATGCTTTAGAATATCAATTATTAAATACTTAATTATTATGTTACAAACACTATTACCTGTAGTGTCGCACTTAGATGTGACACTCAAAATTTCACCATCTAAGAATGCTGGTGAACTTCACATGTTCTTACAGTTCAACTTACGAACAAGTAAAACAGACTTTAATGTGTCACCTTTAGAATTTGAAGGTACACCTGAAGAAATCGAACAAATGATGCAACAAGACTTACAACAGTTCTTAAATACGCATCAAACTAATGTAGAACGTATCAATTCTTTAGCAAAGGCATTAGAGGACGCTGAAAAAGATTTGACTGCGAAAGCTAAAGAAGCTACAAAGAAAACTACTGCAAAGAAAACAACTGCGAAAGTAGAAGGCAAATCTGAAGCAAAATCAGAAAGCAAACCGGACCTGTTTGCACAAGCAACAGAACCCGAAAAGCCTGAAAAGAAATCGGAACCTAAACCTCCTCCTGTAGAGGAAAAGGTTGAAACCAAACCGATTGAAGCTAAATCAGAAAGTAAAACGACAACACAAGGTACGTTAATACTTACTGAAGAAGAACAGGAATTGTTGGAAGAAGCATACGCTTCTCCTGACGAATTACCTTTAATGGATCCTGATGACGTTTTTGAACCTATGACAGCACCTCCTCCTCCGAAAACTCCTGAGGAAATTGCAGAATTACCAACTATCAGAGAGCGTATTAAAGAGCGTGCAAAAACAGCTCCAATTCCGGTGCCTGGTGGTTCAGTATACCCACAACCACAAGTAAGTTTAGCTGATTTAGCCAACGCTACAAAAGAGCTTACAGTGGAAACAGAGTGGGTAAAACTTCGAGAGAAAGCTAAGAAACAAGGGCTTACACTGACTGGCATCAACAAAGACGAACAAACAGTGGAAAGCATACACAAACTATTTAAATTAATTGATAATTACGGAAAATAATGGGAACAAGTAGACAATTAGAACGCGTCTTTAAATATAAAGACGAAGTGTTACCTGATGTTTCAGGGAGCATGACAGAGCTTCAAATCGCTAAATATTATAGCGACAAACATCCTGCTTTAGCCAACGCTACAGTAGAAGGACCAATCATTGAAGATGGTAAAGCTGTTTACACCTTTACAGCCAATTTAGGTACTAAAGGATGAAACAGTGGTTTTCAAAACTGAAGTTTGTACGCTTTACCAAAATCGATGGTAGAGAATACATTACTGAATTGAATAAATACGCGGATTATACCTTTGGCAATGGTATTTATATTCGTGTAGTAACAGGGGATATGGCGCATACCAACACGCCATATCCTTATGAGGTAATTATTCATGACCCAATTAAAGGAAAGCGTAGTGTACCTATGCTGAATCAACATGGTGTACGTGAATTAATGGACAAATTAAACAATACAATAATCGAATAAAATCAGAAATTATGGGATTAGATGCATGGTTACACAAACATGACGAAAGAACCGGTGAAAACTTTGAAGTTTTCTACTGGAGAAAAGAAAACCACATTCATGCGTGGTTTGTAGAACGCGTAGGCGGAGATAATGATCAGGGAGAAGTTCCTTTAGACACACTAAAAGAATTTCTTGAAACGTGTAAAGAAGCCGTTAAAACGTACAAAGAAGGAGGTACACGAACTGAAATGCTTGTAACATCTTCTGGCTGGAAAGACGGCAAACGTTTTGAAGAAAAAGAACCTTTTGAAGTACCTGATTATGAAACAGAAGAAAAATTAAATGAAATACTGCCAACACAAGGCGGTTTTTTCTTCGGTAGTACCAACTATACCAAATGGTATTTAAAGTCCTTAGAAAGCATCTTAGAGCCTCTGAAGGCTATTATAGACGCACATGAAGAAGGATACAAATACTATTACTCATCTTGGTGGTAATAAGAGCAGGCACTAATAAGGTGACCAATTAACAGTATATATAAATGGTTAATTAGTCACCTTTTAACAACTTTTTTAAAAATGAAATATCATAAAACAAAAGACGGTAGAAAAATTAAATTGTGTGATTTAGAGTTAAATCATTTGAAAAATATCATTAGATATATTGAAAGGAGAGCTGATGAAGGTCACACAATAATAATTGGTAGCGGAGTTGGTGATCCTGCTGATATGTGGATGGATGAATTAACGCTTTATGGAGAAGAAGCCTTAAATCGTTTGAATTATTATCGTTACAAAGAAGAATTGGAAAAAAGACAAAAAGCAACTATGGAAGAAATAAATAATGCACTATACACATTGTTAGGTGCAGTTGGTTCTTCTGTTGAGTTTACATATAAAGGTAATAGGAAAGTTAAAGGAGTGCTTCTTGAACCTATTGAAAATGGCATAACATTGAAGTTAGAGAAAGATTATAAGGGTAGAAATGAATATTGGGAGAAAGGAGAAAAGAAGCACTTTGATAATAGAGTGGTGTATAACTACAATTGCGCCTAACGGCTACGGCTATAAAGCGTTGCCGATTAAATACGCTTAAACAGTAACTTTTATTTATGGGAAAAAATCTTGTAAAATTCAAAGAATGGGATTGCGTTCTGGTATATGGTAATTATGCTAATAAAAGAACCGCAATCACCTTAGTAGAAGAAGCTACCGGAGACGCAGTAGCAACAGCGACACTGAACATTGATTATGTGAAACTCGCTGACGACGAAATAATCATTAAAGATTATAGCGAAAACGAAGGTATGTACGAAGCTTTATTAAAATCTGGTATCATAGGCCCAATTAAACGTAAAGTGCCTTTAAGACATACCTATGCGCTTGTGTGCGACCTTTTATGGACAGTTGAAAAGATTAAAAATCAAAAATCATGAAAGAATCAGTAGAATTTTTCAATAAGCTTCGTAAGCTTATTGATATGGATCAGTTTTTCCATATATCCTTAAATCGTGTATATGTGGAAACATCACCGGCAATTACATTTAATGGCTGGAAGCGCAATGTAGATTTAGAAAGTATTAAAAAACATGCTTTCCTAAAAGAACAGAGAGAACATAAAAATCTTGACGCTATGGAATATACTTTTTCCAAGAGCAATCATATTTTTAAAGTATTTGTAAACGAATAAATTTTAAAAACAACATTGCCCTGTATACACCACATATATAATGGGGTATACGGGGTACATTTAAAAATCAGAATTATGACAGAACAAGAATTAAAAGATGTAATTGTAGCACAAGCTATGAACATTGTTAAACTGACACAGCGAGTTGAAGAATTACAAAGTAGCGCTGACCAATACCGATCTTGGTGGATTGATGAATTGGAAAAACAAAAAGACGAAAAAGTAGCAACTAATACCGGTACAGAAGATGAAGATTAAAACTATTAAGAGAGTAATCTCACAGAAATTGAATGCGTGGATTAGCACGCTTCCTACACACCTACAAGACGACGTTAGAGATAACGTCGTTGTTTCAGGTGGATCTATTGCAAGTTTACTCTTGCAAGAACCTGTCAATGATTATGATGTTTACATTCAAGACATTAATGTTTTGAAACGTTTAACGCAATACTATTGCGACTTTCATAGTATTAAAGTATTGGACGGTAATTTAAAACAGCAATATCTTGATCGATTAGCTGGTGATGAAATGTATGAAAACACTGAATATGGCGAGAATGTTTCAGAACGTGCTGTAAGAATTAAATCTTTACACCCTGGACAAATAAAAATCGATATTGACGGTGGGGGTTATGCTCCTGATTTAATTCATGAAAAAACAAATGTGTTACAAGGGGATAAAAAATCATCTGTAACATATAACAATTTCAAGGAAATCCCTGATAATGTATACATACCTTTGTTCTTTTCTCAGAATGCAATATCATTATCGAATGATATTCAAATCGTAACACGATTTTCAGGAACTATTGAAGAAATACATAAGTCGTTTGATTTTATTCATGCGACGAATTATTTCACATTCAAAAAAGGATTGGTAACCAATACTGATGCATTAGAATCTTTAATGACTAAAGAACTGCGTTATCAAGGTTCATTGTATCCATTGACATCTGTTATTCGCATGAAGAAATTCATAGCGCGTAAATGGACAATGAACGCTGGAGAAGTACTAAAGATGCTTTTCCAATGTGCTGATTTGGATTTACGCAATCCTATCGTTTTAGAAGAACAGCTTATTGGAGTTGATATCGCATACTTTAGTGCGTTAATCGAAGCTATTCGCAAGACGAATCCTACAAAGCTGAATCCTTCATACATGAACAAGATTATTGACAGAGTATTTAGTAAATACGATGGTGATGATTAAAGACAAGTATTACAGAGTTTACAGTAATAATGAGTATGTACTGCTTGATGAGGTACATACTCTTACTGATTTAGCCAAATACATATTTGAACACGCTGTCAAAGTTGCTGGATTTTCTTTACGAAAAAAAGGGAAAAAAGCATACATGGAGTATATGAAAGCATGGTCTGAAGGAACTGTTTCTTACAAATTGACAGATATGGACTTGTGTGTTATGGTGTCAAATAATTTAGTCAACAGGTATGCCTATTACTACAAAACACCTGGTCGCTATATGAATAATCGCAATTATAAAGCGATCATACACAAAGTAGAACGCCATTGCCAAAAAGCAATGGGCTATTCTTATGCAGAAGCTAAAATTCAAATAAGAAAAGAACGTTATGGCGAAAACTACAGAAGTAATTGATTTAAACAGACTACTCAATTACTTTGAACGTTTAAGAGCAGAAATCGATACTATTTATCCGGAAAAACTAACATGGGACAATCTTAAAGATTGTCCTTTTGATTTAGGGATAGATCATCCTGATTGGGTGAAAGCACACTTTCCTTTAGTACTTATTATTTACCGGCCTAAAGCCGGCAAGCTACGACAATCCAAACATGAGAGCATCATGTATCAAAATCATTTTAATGTGATGACACAGCTTGTTTGGAATGCGAGTGCTTTTGGTTTGTATCAAACCAAGAACAAGCACAAAGGCTTTAAGGAAATTGTAGCGGCTATCCAAGCTGATGAATCGATGCGGACAACAATGTTTGTCGATCGAGAGAAACCTAAGAAGTTTAAAAACTTTTTAGAACTCGGTCAGTTGTTTGACCCGAGTGATGTGCGCGTTAGAGCGTTATGTGAAGTATTAGAAGAAAATTACCCTTGTGATAGCAAGGGGCAATTACGATTATTATGAAACATTTAAGTTTAAAACAAGAAAAAACAATTAAAAGATTGAGCGATCTAAAGATATCAATTTCAAAATTTGCTCATGGTTTCAATCATCTAAATGCACTATGGTCTGATTTAGATGATCCGATTATTCAGGACTTATTAAACGAAGGATATCCATTAAGTCAGTGTCATAATGAATTGACAGCAGAAGTCAATTCTTGGACAACAGATCTCTTAAATAAGATAGAACAGCTTGCTTATGATGTGCAAGAGCAAGCGATTTTTGAACATTTTAGAAAAACAAAAGAAATAGAGCCATTATATGAAAGTGATGGTAATATTATCTATGACGGATTATATGGTCAAAATGACCTTGATATTCGATATTGTTGGTCTTATGCTGATGGTTCTGGATTTATTGGAATACAAAATAATGGCTTGTATTGTTTAATACTTGGTCAAGAAGAAACAAATGGTAATGATTTAGTAGCATTAGAAAAAAGACTTTTTGATTTTCTAATCGATGAAAACGTATTTCCCGAATTAAATAAAGAAACAAAATAATTATGAACAAAGGACAATTAATGAAACGTCTGTATGATGAAGAAGAACTTCAGAATATAGACCCTGGTTTACCTCAACAAATTATTGATGAGTTGAGAGTAAAAAATGAAGACACGTATTATTACGTGATGAACTACAATTATCCCAATACCATATTTGGAAAATTGAATGATATGCGCAAAGTCGCAAGAAAACGTAAAATTAAAATTGAATAGAAAACAATTAATTATGGGATGGACAAGTTTTACGTATCGTACTACCGATACAAATACAACGTTATCTGAAGCATCTGCTTTAGATATTTTAAGACAAGATTTATCAGTGGACATTTTAGCACATAAATTGGTAAAAGCAACTCAGAAAGGTCAGTATAATGAACTTTATTTTATTGCAGACACACCGGGTGGTGAAGCTATTGGTGTTGCATTGATAGAATTAAGAAATGGTGAAGCATTCATTAAGCTTATTTCAGAGTCTATGGGGCCGGCATATTATAACTGTCCTACGACATGGTTTAATAGAGTACCATTGCCAGATGGTGAATATGCTAAGAAATGGAGAATGCAACATGGATGGGATCCGAAACAAATAAAAATGAATTTTTAGATACAAATAATTATGGCAAATAACTGTTGGAATTATGTACAAATACGCTCGGAAAAACTGAGCGTATTACAAGAGCTTGTTTCAAAGTTCAAAAATTACGGATCATTCAATACGTTTGTTGATTTTGGTGACTCTTTCTTTAAAGAGCCTGAAAAAGACAAAGATTACTATTTCTATGGCACCAAATGGTGGGATATGGAAATAGATACTGACGAGATAGAACTCGATGATGTTCAAATTCAAAACAAAGAATACAGCATCACTATTCAAGGTGATAGTGCTTGGGGTCCGCCTGATACATTAATCAAAATGATTGCGTTGGAATACAACGTAGATGTATTTCATGAATATTCAGAACCAGGAATGAATTTTGGAGGTATTCTTCAAGTAGAAGATGGACTTGTAAGTGATGAAGACTACTCTTATGCTGAACATTTATATCGTAACTGTGAAGGTATGCATTCATTACTCAATGAGTACATGTGCGATTGGAGTATTTTGGACTGTTACGATGATGTCGATGCATTTATCGAAGAATTTCCATTTGTAACTGATGAAACTGAAATTCAGCAATTCAGAGATAAATGGATTGAACTTGAAACTAATAAAAAGGCTTATGAAGCCGAGCATAAAATTGAAAAATAATGAGTAAAACTAACGACAAGCTAATTCAATTAGCGCAGAGCGAAGGGTATCATTCAATTGATAACTTTCTTAGAGATTATATGCTTGAAAGCATTGTGCCATGCATTTGCATGAATGAGAGTTGTGACCATACTGAATATATGGAACCGGATCAAACAAGAGGTCATTGCGACCATTGTAAAACCAAATCAATGAAAAGCTGTTTGATGTTATGAGAAAAGTATTTGCAGGAATTTATAAAGTAAAAGATATGGAACGCACCGAAGACGGTGCGTTCGCTATTTTATACAACAATTCTTTGTGTTTTATCTTCAATGGTATCTCAGATATTTTTCAAGAAGTAGAACACGGAATTGCATCAGACATGGAATTTGTAGACGGCTACTCATTAGCTGTTATTACAAAAGATAATAAGTGGCAAATTAGAGATTCAGGAAGAAAACATACGCCTGAATATGTAATTGCTGAAGGAACGTATATTGGGAATTTTGAACAATCATTAGAGAGATTTAAAAAAGTACTATCATGAAAAATACAACTGAATTAAGAACCGAATTAACTAAGGTATTTGAAGACCTTAGAAATAGAAAAATTAACACTGATGAAGCGAGAAGCTTTGTTTCTATTAGTAATTCTATGGTTAGATCAGCTATTGCTGAAGGAAATTATAACCGTTATTTAGAAAACAATAGCCCTATACCTTTCTTGGCTACTGTGCCTCAAAAAGACAAGAAATGCGAATTGAAAAAATAAAAAAAACTTGTTCGTGCTGCAATGAAGAAAAGTACTTGCATGAGTTTTCGTATAAAGGCAGACAATGCAAACCTTGTATAAATAAGAAAACGAATTTACGACGGAAAAATTTTACGCCAGAACAACTTGAAAAAAAGCGTAAACAAGAAAGAGAAGCTTATTGGAGAAGACGTGAAAAAAAACTCAAAGAAATGAGTAATTATTCGAAAAGAAATCGCGAAAAAATTAATAAGCGTATTCAAAACAGAAAAGATCAAAATCCGGAAATCAGAAAAAAATGGCAGGAATATAATAAGCTCTTAAGTCGGAAACAACATAAAGAATTATCTGATAGATACATTAAAAAACTCTTAAGAGAAAAGAATATTCAAGGAGAAATATCAGAAGAACTTATTAAAGCGAAACGTCTTATAATAAAAATTAATCGAGAAGCTAAATCACAAATCAATGAGCAAAATCAGCATTTACAAGCAATTAACTGATCGAGTTATTGCAAAATTGAAACAAGGGGAAATCCCTTGGAAACGCGAATGGAAATCTTTGAGCATTGGTATGCCAAAGAATTTTCTTTCCAAGCGTGCTTATTCAGGAGTAAACTTTTGGAACTTACTTTTTGAAAACAGAGCAACACCTTATTGGTTGACGTTTAAACAAGTCAAACAATTAGGTGGTAAAGTGAACAAAGGCGAGAAATCAACGCCTGTTGTGTTTTGGAAAATGATTATCAAAGTAGATGGTGATGAGCAAATCAAATATCCGATTGCTAAAAAGTACAATCTTTTCAATTTAGAACAAACGAATCTAACCAATCCGTTTGAAACTGAAATGCAAGAAATACTTGAAGGTCGGGAATTTGCGGACATTACCAATATTGAATTGTTTATTGAGCAAATTCAACCTAAAGTAGCTCCTTATACGCATTCCTTAATTGAGAATGCGTATTATCGACCAAGCACTGATACGGTAATGATGCCTGATAAACGTCGCTTTGAATATGAAGAAGCGTACTATGCCACACTCTTTCATGAGTTTGGACATTCAACCGGACATACAAGCCGATTGAATCGCGATGGCATTATGGGAAGACATCCGAAAGGATCTCCCGAATATGCACGCGAAGAACTTGTAGCTGAATTGGTATCGTGTTTCTTATGTGAAACCGTATCTATTGTCAATGATACCATTGACAATGCTTCTGCATACATCCAACATTGGTTAGGTGTATTGCAAAAAGATGAACGTATTGTTTATGACGCAATGCGTGATGCATTTAAAGTATTGGAATACTTAAATCTTATTGAGCATGAAGAAAATAACCTTGAAACAGTACATGCAGAATCTGGATCAGAAGAAGCTTAACAATACTCCTTCAAGAACAAAATTTCCATCTGTAGTTGCTGTTTTAAAAAATAACGAGCGTTACAAATGCATGACTTTAAATTCAAAGAGTATCGACCTACTGTAATTCCTTTTTACAGGATAGCTTACTTACAGAAACCGTTTTATGAAACGGAAAAAAACCAGGAATATTTTAAACGTGTGCTTACACGTTTGTATGAAATTGCTTGTCAACACATTCCTGATTTTGAAAATACACTTATAGAAGAAGACAGCACTCTTGATGGTGCTGTCTTTTTTATTGCTACAACTATTCATTCAAAATTTAATGTAGAAATAGCGTTTGATCCAAATGGAATAAGAATAGGAACCGCTATTGAAACTCCATGGGATATCAATACACTTCCTGTCAAAAAGATGTATGAACATCCGGACAAAAACTTTCGAAAATTTCTTCAGGAAATTTTACAAAGTCTTGTTACACTTGGATTGAGTTCTTATCATTCTGGTTCCGGAGATTATGCAAAAGATGTTTTGGAAAATCGTATTGATGATTACGAACAATACGGTCGTGATCTGGGATATGAAGAAGAAGCTTATGAGCAAGATAAGCATGCTTTTGATGTTATCACTAATAAATTACTTCCTTTTGTAGTTCCTGAAGGACCTTACATCATAAAGCATTATTCCAAAACAATCAATCATTGGGTTAAGAAATATCCGGAATACAAGGATTTTATAACACTTTCAACAGATTTTATTCAACATCAATATTCGCTTTCATCATTAGAAAGTATTCATATTGATGATGATGATGATCAATATTCATTTATAGATGATATTTTATCAATAAGCTGGGATTTTTTATCAGAAAGTGATGTTGATTACGAACTGCATTCAACGATTGAAATGAATTTAAGAGAATCTTATTATCCCACACCTTTCTGTGTTTGGGATTTTGAAAATGAAACTTCTGAGCAACATGCTAAAAAAGCGGATGCCTTTAAGAAATTCTTTCAAATCTTTGAAAACTTAGACTGTTACTATTAATACTTAAAATTATGAACGAATTAATATCAGAATTGTCAAGAAAAGAATTAACACCTTATTTTGACATTATCTTTTTTAAATCTGAAAATGAGATTTATGCGGAGTATAGCGTTGATTTAGATACTAACCCTGTATACAAACCAATCTCTTATAAAGCCATACAAGGCTTGTTAAAAGACTTACAGCAACAAAACGAAACAAAAGGTGCGTTTGCACATTTTGACCACAATTTCATTCCTCAAAATGTTGTGTATTATTCCGTTTATGGTATGTATCCGGAAGTTGCTTGGGTCGTTAAAGGTGACTACAAACCTTATTATCAAAAAGGTAAAAAAGAGCGTATGTTGTATTATCCTAACATACTGTTTTTCATGAAAGAAAATCAGTTGTATTTATACGCTTTGAAAACTACAAACGTTACTCCTGATACGATGCTTTACAGATTGCCATTTCCTAACATCTATCAAGACAATAACTTGTGTTGGGGAAATATCAAACGAGAACGTGTGTATAGCGAAAGCATTAATACAATTATGCGAAACTTGGAGAATGTGTTCTTTTCTTCTCAGTTCACAACAGAACTTATGAGAAACGATAAAAAGTTTCATGCAGGATTATTCAATCAAAAGAAACCTTTTCCTAAGAAAATGCTGAAACCATTTAAAAAACTGAAACATGTTTTGCCTTCATAATTACTTAGCCAATCCGACACATAATATCAATGTTACCTTGATAGGTGTTGGGGGAACCGGAAGTTTTATACTTCCTGAACTGGTCGCATTATCTGAATCTTTAAAGCAATTGGATAAACGACCTTTGAACATTAAAGTATTTGACCCTGATATTGTAGAACAGCACAATATAGGACGTCAAAAATTCTTTCCACCCGATATAGGCAAATACAAAGCAGAAGTCCTTACAACGCGTGTGAATCGCGCCTATGGCAGTAATGTACAATTCTTTAATAAAGAATTTTTACTACAAGACCTTAATGATGATAACATCATCATTACGTGTGTTGATAATGTCAAATTGCGACGTAAATTAGCCAAACATTTGCCAACAAAACCAAAAGGCAATAGCTATAAACAAACCTATTATTGGATTGATGCGGGTAATTCAAGAGATTACGGACAAATTGTGTTAGCGTCTTACAGTCGTAAAAAGAAAGAACAATTGCCTTCCATTATTGATTTATATCCTGAAATGGAAGACAAACCTGAAGAACCAAGCTGTTCAATGAGAGCTTCACTCAATGAACAAAGCTTTATGATTAATAAACTTACCGGAATATACGTTATGGAAATGCTGTCGGCGTTACTCATTGACATGAATATCGGATATTCTCAGGTGTATTTTAATTTAACGCCACCTAATGTTAAAACCAATACGATATGAAACTAAAAGTAAAATTTCACAGTATAGATTTTTGGTCAAGACCAATTTTCGTTACAACAGAACTTGAAGAGCCTATTTACCTTTCGAGTGTAGATATTTTGGCTGGTGATTACGGATTGCATGAAGAAACTCAAATTATAGCGTTTTTCAAAAAATATCCGGAACGTCTTTCTATACATGGAAAAGATTTAGATGCAGATCCTTTAGGAACTAAAATAGGAAAACACGTTGAACTAATATTTGAATAATGGCAAAAGAAATTAAACTACAGTGTATTTACACTTTTAGAGGAGGTTTAGATCAAGTAATGATTGACTTCCATCGACTACCGAAAACAGCAATGGAAAATGAACGAAATTTTCTTGTCGTTGCTTTAGATCCCTTAAGAGAAGACGAAATGCAAAATCTTGTAAAGATTTCTGCATGCGTTTCTATGGAGATAGAACCACCAAAGTGGTATATGGAATGTAATGGTAAATTTTATTTTAATTAAATATGGAACAAACCGTAGAGAAGAATTATGATGTTTATTTTCGAGAGAAAGTAGAACAAGATATTTTAGGTACAATTATCTTATTAGGCTACAGTCCTAATGTTCGAAAAATTGTATTGAAACACAACTTACTTCCTGGTGATTTCCTTCAAGAAATTCACCAAGAAGTGTTTTGGTCAATCATGCAATGTTATGAAAAGGGAATTAACCCTGTTCTAACATCAGTTTGCGATCGTCGTCCTGAAAAGTATCGACACAATAATTCAGCTCAATTTGACGTAGCGTGTGTAACGCTAACGCAAAAAGCGTTAGCGACTGATACATTGCTTGATTACAATATTATGTTGCTCAAAGAGCACATATTATTTGATTTTTGGAATAACAAATCAAGAGATATGTTATTCGGCAATTGGAATGGTCGCGACGTAATTGTTAGCGGAGACTTGCTTTTAGATGATTATTCGCGTCTGTATAAAAGATTGACGCAAGGATTGACTGAAGAAGCTGTAGATTACGAACAACGTATGATTGAGAACGTAACTAAAAACAGAGAGGGGCAGACTTCAGGTATTCCTACAACAGTAAGTGCGATAGATAGTTTTACTGCTGGATATTCTCCCGGTGAATTTTTCGTACTTGCAGGAAGACCTGGTATGGGGAAATCAACCTTTATGGTTATTTCCGCATGGGAAACCTCAGCGCTTGGAAACAAAGTTGCTATTTTCTCACTTGAAATGTCCAAGTGGCAATTGAAAAATAAAATAGCAAGTAAGATCACTAAGATTGATTATGCAAAAATCAAATCAGGTGATCTAACTGATAAGGAATTACGAGAAGTCATTTCAGCTGGTAAAACAATAGATGAATCAAATTTGTACATCTATGATGCGTATTCCAATTTGGAAGAAATTATGGAAAAAGCACAAGAATTGCACGCACAACATGGTGTGCGATTATTCTTTGTTGACCACATACAGCGTATGAGCTTGCGTAAGCCTTCAGAACTGCGTGTTACTGTTACTACGATAACAAGAGAGTTTAAAAACTTTGCACGCGTTAACAATGCGTGTTGGGTTGGTTTATCACAGCTTTCAAGAAAAGTAGAAGAACGACCTAATAAAAGACCACGTTTATCGGATCTAAAAGAATCAAGCTCGATTGAAGAAGATGCAGACGTTGTAGCATTCTTTTATCGCGACGGGTATTACAGAGAGCAAATGGGTGAAATCGTACCTCACAATGAATTGTTTGAAACTGATTTCATTATTGCCAAAGGACGTGATGTAGGAACCAAACCTATCAAAATCTTTATGAATCCCATTTCTATGAAAATCCACAACTACAATGTTATGGGAATTTATAATGATTAATTTCGTAGGATATAGGACGATATTAAATCTTTTTATTTATATTTGAATAAAATAATTAGTATGAAATTATCCGATTTTGATAAAGACGTAGCCAAAGAATTTGGCTTGACACAAAAAGAAGCAAAACGTTTGCTTTTGTACATACAACGGAAAATATTTAAACGTATTTCATTTGGTGAATCTTTTTACATTCACAAAGTAGGTACGTTGTTTTTAAGAGCGCGTAAAGGCTATAACTATCACAATTTACAAACTGGCAAAACTGATTATATGCCAAAACAATACGTGCTCGATATTAAAGTAAGTCAAACATTTAAAAAATTATTACGGAAAAAAACAGTTTACTAATTGATGCCAAAAAGCAGTAATATTAAACGCATAATTGAAAGTAAAAATCAGAGAACTTTTACTTCCCGAAAAGACGCTTACGATTACTTAAAAAGCGATGTATTTAACAAAGCTGAATTTGTACAACATGTGTCAGACAGTGCAAAAGAAAATCATGTAAGCTATTTATTAGCTTATGATTTAATTACTAATTATTTAACCGATTATTTATATGAAATAGACAAAACAATTATTCACAAACGGAAAAAAAGAAGATTTATGTTTAAAGGTTTCTTTTCCTGCGCAACAGGTTTTATGTTAAGCTTTAAGTCAAGACGATTATTTCTAAAACAATTTTTAAAACACAAATTATTATGAGCGATAAGACGCCCTTAGATTTCACTGTTGCTTCAAGTTCAAGTAGTAACAAAAGAAACGATGTGAAGAACCTACCCGCAGGACCACATCCCGCAATTTTATACTCTATTATTGATATGGGTACACAGTACAATAAGTACTTTGACAAATCACAACGATTAATCAAATTTATGTTTGAATTTCCGTTGTTTAAACAGTTATTTTACGAAACTGATACTGAGCTGCGTCCAACAGCACGCAACAAAGAATTTAACTTTATACTGGCTGAAAATTCAAACTTGAAAAAGTTTATTGACGTTGCTGAAGAACGTGTTATACTTGAAAGCGAATACCGTTATGGGTACAATTTAGGCAAGTACATTGGCAAGGTGTTTATTGTTGATATTTTCAACAAGCCAAGCAAGAAGGATCCTGCAATTGTTTACAACAATATTGGGATGATTAGACCTGCTTCTGAACATATTCGTCAATCGTATTCTTTTGATTGGGAAAAAGTAGTTAAGTTCAATGAGCCTAATGCATTCCTTATTGATGATGCTGGAACGTGTTGGAACTCTGAAGCATGGAAAAAAGTACCACCAAAAATCAGAGAGCAAATCAAACGTTGTGATGAAGCACAAGCACATTTACAACGTGGCGGTATGATTTGGGATAAAAGCAATGAAAACAGTGAGGCTCCGGTAAAACGTGAGCCATCTGTACAAAAGCCTACTATTCCATCAGCTCCGGCACCTGCTCCTATTCCTACAACAGGAAATGTTCAAATGATTGCTACAGACTATACGTATGAGCAATACATTGCAAGTGGCTGGACAGAGGAACAACTTGTTGCTAATGGCAAAGCTAAGCGGATTGGAAAAGAAGCTCCTGCTGCGCCACCTCTACCACCTGTTCAAGAAGTAATTGAACCACAGGATACAATGCCTGAAATAAAAATGCCGGATATCTCGGATGATGATATGCCGTTTTAAAATCAGAAAGGGGAGCCGTTTCTGGCTCCCCAATTTTAACCTTCTAAATACATATTATGTCAATACTAAGAGGCTTTATTCTTGCAGGGAATTTAGGCAGAATATGGGCTAAAAATCATTTTGTCCGTAGAGTATTTCAATCAGTTTCAGTACTTGCTTATTATCAATTAATGGAAAATCTTGAAAGACGTTCAAGAGGATCTTATACGGTTGTAAGACCTGAAGATATCACTATTGATATTACTGAAATAGAAATGAAAAACGAAACTGAAAAAGTGCCTGAATTTAACAGGAGTTGGCTTCCTAAAAAATAAAAACATGAGTTTTATATCTATAGCATTTGTAGTGATTACATATTTCTTTATTGGATATGTGTTTCACAAGTTTACCGAACCAAAAATTGGGAGTTTACAATACCTCTATTATTATCAAAAAAGACACCAAGTCTTATTACTTGATTTATTCTTGTGGCCTGTAACACTAACAATATTTTTAATAGTTTTTATCGTGAATTTTATTTATGGACTTTTTCATTAAAGCAAAAGAGAAAATTAAAACCGATAAGATTGGTTTGATTGATGCGGATTTTGTGCGATTTATCGTGACATCATCTGTTGTAAAACAGCATGAAAAAACACCTTCATACTTAGAAATGAACTACATTCCTACGGAAGTAGATAAAGCATTAAGTAAAGTAACGGCGCATATTGATGCGCCGGCTTTACTGCTTTGTTTTTCCGGAAGTCGTCATTTGAATTTCAGACATGCAGTATCTTATGAAAAGCAGTATAAAGGGAATCGACCACAAAAAGCACAAGCTTATCCGAGAGAGTTTTCAGACCGAATCAAAATTGAGAATTATTTAAAAGAGAATTATCCTTGTGTCATTTATCCGGAATTGGAAGCAGATGATTTGATCTGCATGCTTCAAGATGAAGATACTTTTATCTATTCAGAAGATAAAGACTTAAAGCAAGTACCGGGTACACATTATGATATTTTAAATGATGTACTGATTGAAATTACTAAGGAACAGGCATTTAAGAACCTTATGGAGCAAATGCTTATTGGTGATACTGTTGATAACATAACAGGTTTAAGTGGCTGTGGCCCAGTGACTTGCAGTGAGTTATTAACAAAAACAGATTCAAATAGATTACAATATGTTGTGTTTCAAGCATATATACAAAAACATGGTATTGTTGCGGGTATTGATTGCTTTGTAGAAACATGGAATTTAGTAAAACTGAGAATGAATAGAGGCCCGCATTTTCAGAAGAAATATCAAGGTGCCTTTGAATTATTAACACTTTTAAAAAAACAGAGAAAATGATAATTGAAGATTTTTCTATTGCTCCATTTTATATTGAAGTGGACAATTACAATCACACTGTTTTCGAAACCAAATTGGCAAAAGACAAGTCAAAGACTGTTTCAAAACAACATGGACATTATTCTAATATGCCTTCTGCTTTAAGGTACATTGCTATGCAAAAGGTAATTATGCACAACCAAGAGAAAACAATCTCTTTAAAACAATACATTGAACAATATAATGCTATTTCAAATAACATTACTAATCTAATCAAATAGGTATGTCAAAACAAATTAAAGAAGTTGAGGTAATTCCTGAAGAAGAATTACAGTCGTTACCTCAAGAAGCGCAAGAAGTATTGGTCGCACTCAATAATGAATTGAACGCAAAAGATATTGTAAAGTTCAATCCTATCATTGCTGAAATGTTGAAAATTCAGGAGTTTACAACAATCAAATATGATCCTGAAAAACCTGAAACGATTGACCAATACAAAGAGGCTATTAAGTTTATTGGTGCTTTTAATCAAAAGACTAAAAATACCAAAGCTGAACTGAAAAAACCTTACTTGGAAGTAGGTCGTAAACTGGATGCAATTGAAAAACTATTTTTAAACGGTGCTAAAAATGCCAAGCAAACACTTGTAGAGGAGTTTAAAGAGTTTGAATTGGAAAAAGCACGCAAGCGTAAAGAAGCTGAAGATCGTAAAAATGCAGAGCTTTTGGAAAAACAAAAAGAGCTGGAAGAAAAAATGGATCAGAACGAGCTTATCATCAAGCGCATGCAAACGAAATTAAAGTATGATAAGTTTATTGAAGAAACAATGAATAAAACATTGAAACAAGCAGAAACCTATTCATACGTTGCTTTGTTAATTGAAATTGATACACTTAATAAAACGTCTTTAGATCTCTTAGAAGAAGATATTGAAATCTTATCTGAAGATGTTGTTGAAGCGTTAACACTTCGTTTTAACAAAATGAAAGAAACGTGTATTTCATTGCTGCAAAACGCAATTAAAGAACGAGAACATGAAGTTGAATTGACTTTAAAGAAACCGGAAGAAAAAGAAGAAGAAATTATTGCTCCTTCTTTACAACAGACCAATCCTGATTATTTTAAAAATAAAATGATGGAAGCTTTCAATGCGTTTATCGCAACAGTTAAAGTGATCAATCCTTCCAATGATAAAGAACGCAAGACTAAGAAAAGTGTAATTGCGGGTATTGAGAATTATCAAGGTAAAATTAAAAGTTGGTTAGAGCTCGATGAAACGCAAAACTAAATCAGAACGCAATCAAATTGAATTGTATTTCGAATGGTGGCTTAATGATTTAAAGGCTGCGGGATATGTTAAGGAATATGTACGGGAACCTGAAAAGTTTTCCGTACTTCCTACAGCCCCTTATGGTCGTTACAAACGATTTAAAACCAAGCCAAAAGAACGTGAAGAATTTAATCTGTTTCCAAAGATTGATTATACCTGTGATTATAAAATCACTTGGACTGAAAAAGCAGAATACATTTTCTATGAGAAAATCAATGAAACCCAAACATTTTTGTTTGGAAGACCATTGTTTGTAGCTGATGAATTTGTAGGAGCTGAAGAAGGTACATTTGATACAATTTCTTATGTAGATGTCAAACCAACAACAAGCGCTGTAAGACAAGGTGCTAAAGCATCTACAAGTCATACTTTTCCTTTGAAAGCGCGTATGTTATGGGAGCATCATTGTATTTTTATCAATAAATGTGTACCAATTCCAATGTCAGGTACCGGATTTAATTCAGCATTGTTTACTCAAAGTTTTGTACCTGTCAGGTATTTGACTACCGATGGCGGTAAGCAACAGCGTAAGATCAAATGGTCCTACAAGTTGATGCAAAACTACATTAATGAACGTGTAGGATACATGAACAATTTAATGCGAAACACAAAATGAAGCAATTTGAAATTGTAACTACTGTTCTTAATGGTAGCTTTAAACGCAATTCTAATCGTATTAGAGAGGTTATACGCGCTTTAGAGGGTAAGACACTTACTTTGACTTTTAAAGTTCATAGGAAAGAGCGTAGTATACAACAGAACCGATATTATTGGGGAGTTATTATACCGATATGGGCAAGACTGATCCAAGATGAATGGGGTGAATTTTACAATGCTAAAGACACACATGAATTTTTAAAGTACAACTGCAATTATGAAGAAAAAATTGTAGAAGAAACTGGAGAGATTTTAAGAGTGTCTAAAAGCACGAAAGAAAACACTACTGTAGATCAGGAAGAATTTCATGAAAGAGCTCGTAGGTTAGCTATGGAGATATTTAATTGTGAAATTCCATTGCCTAATGAGCAAATAGAAATAGAATTATGAAAGAAACAAAAGAATGTCAATATGAATTGGTTACAAACATTAATGATTGGTATCATCATAGGAATCATGATCGGATATTTAATAGGTAAATATCTCAGAGGCTATTAATTATAAATTATGATAGAAGCAAAAGAAAAAGCGAAAGAATTAGTAAGCAAATATGTCAGCATAAACTTATCACAAGTAAATGACCTTGTAGATGGTATAAGAATATCTTTAGCAAAACAATGTGCTTTGATACATGTAAATGAGATGATAAAATCACAAACACATCCGAGTGATTATGATGAACATTCCAATAAAGTAGTTGGTAGTAGAATTACTGAATTAGGTAAATATTACGAAGAAGTTAAACAAGAAATAGAGAAATTATGAAAACAATTCAAATTATAGTACTTACAATCGCATTACTGATTGTATTCTTTTATTATCTGCCAAAATGGTCTGATAAAATAAAATCAAAGACTATTAGAGCGTACTACAAGATTATCGCTATCAAATATCCGGAAGAGTCAAGAAGAGGGATCCTGGCGTCGTTAATTAGCGATTATAGGTTTACTTTAGGTATTCCTGAACTTGTTATTGACGAGTATTTAGATAAACTTGCTGAAAGACGTGCTGAGGAGCTTGATAGCTCAAACGAGATAGCACATTATGGCGTTGTTGATGAATTTGTCCTCTTAAAAAATAAAGGCGCTAAAAACAGCGCTGAGCTACTTGCAGGAAATTTTGGAACACCTGAAGGCGTTTTAAAAGGTTGGATACAAAGTGAAAAGCATCATCACTATTTAGTGAGTTGGAAATATAACGCAATGGCTGTTCATTGTCGTTATGATGAAAGCCAAGAGCGTTGGATCGATGTTTTATTAATGATTAATACATACTAACACGAAAATTATGTTAGAAAAACAAAATACAAAAGAGCCTAAAGACGATTGGAGATTAGATAAGTTAGAATTAGAATTTCAATCGTATGGCGAACACAAAGGCAAGTATGCTGGTAAAATTAGATTTCAAAATGGTGATTGGGAAAGTTTTACATTTAAGATAAGACCAGACCAAGCTCAGCCATACATTGATTTAATTGCAGAAGAAATTGTAAAAGGCGCGGAGTCTTTAGGCGAAAGGCTTATAGATTCATTAGGATTACGAAAGTAGCCACTTGTGTATAACTACTTTTATGAGTAGTATTTATGATTATTTCCCGAATTGAAACCGGTATAAAAGTGGTAAATATTAAAATTTAAAACAAAAATTATGACTAAAAAAGCAATGATGTCTGGAACGGCATTTGGTGTCAATAGAACACCACGAGTAGGCGATAGATTGTTCGCTAAAAAAGATGTAAATGGTAAAATCAAAAAAGAACAGATTTATACCATAGAAGCAATTCATAGACTTGGTATTTTAGTCGAAGGAGTAGATGCTGTTTTTAATGAAAAAACGTTGAAAGAAACGTTTAATTTCATAAAATAAAATGGATAAAGATGTGAGAATACATTACATGGCTTCTAAAGAAGAAGTCTTAAAGCAATCAAAATGTATGCGTAATGGTATTGTCATTTATCCAGAAGCACCAGTTTATGCTAAAAAATGGCCGAAAGTTTGTTTAATGGCTACAATAAATGGTCAGAAACATACGTTAGTCAAAAAACCATTTGATCAAAAATACTTAGGCTATATGATACATCGTTGGTACGGTAAGTTCTATGATTTAAACTTT